TTCTCAGCACTTGCCGCGGGTACTGCTGCAAACGTCTTTAAGTATGGTTCTACTGGAACTATAACGGACGGTGACACTTGGGCAGACATTGGATCATCAGATGCTTCAATTTTTATTAAGTTTGCTTCTGGTACTACTGGTGTCGGTTTCATAACAGTTGAGTACATCCAAGGCATCAACAACGCGTAATAGGAGATAACTCATGGCAGATGCAGCTACAGTAGTTATGAAAACTACAGTTCTACCGGACGAGATAGCTAAAACTATCGAAGCCACTACCACTGTTTCGCCAAAAGACGCGAATGACAAGTGGTACTACAAGCTTACCAGTGTCACAGCCGCAAGCACGGATTTGATTACAGGCTATTACACCGATTATACGGCGGTAAATGCTAATGCTAATCCAGCAGCCGTAGCAACCGGTGACAAAGTTGAGTTCATATATATAAAAAATACGGACGCAGCTAATCACATTTATGTGGTTTTTGATGCTGGAACCGCGGCAAATACAACGGGTGATGCAGTAAAAATTAGTCCTAACGAGTCTTTCTTTGCTAGGCTTCCTAATGCTACGGTTGCTGACATACACGCCATTGGTCACGATGGCTCAAGTGCAGCAACGGCGACTTGCATTGTTGCAGCCTTGTTAGACGATGTATAGTAAGGATATTTAATATGTCTACTTCTGATGTTAAAACAAAACGCGTGACAGCTACGGGCTCTGTAGCCGTTGGTCCTGCACGTATTCGTCAGATACAGCTTAAAACAGGTTCAGGAACACCTCGCCTTACCGTCACTGACGGTAACGGCGGGGCTACTGTTTTGGATTTGGATTTTAACGCTTCTGACACACACTCGGTAAATATACCGTCTAACGGTATACGGGTGAGTGACATTCATGTATCTGTGATTACAAACATTACGGCGGTAACTTTTTTCTTTACTTAGGGGAATTATTGTGGCTACGACAAAGAATGTTAAGCGACTTCCTTCTGGTAGAATAAGTTACAGAGGTGAAACCTTTGCGGGATACAACAAACCTAAAAGAACGCCTAATAAGTCCAAGAAGAGCGCAGTACTCGCCAAAAAAGGGTCTGAGGTCAAGTTGGTTAGGTTTGGTGATCCGAATATGTCTATCAAAAAAGCCCAGCCCGGAAGGCGTAAGAACTTTCGAGCTAGGCACTCGTGTGATACAGCAAAAGATAAATTTACGGCCAGATACTGGTCTTGTAAGGCTTGGTGATATGAAGGTTGAAGAGGTTTTAAAGCTTTTAGAAAAGCACGAAGCAGAATGCACCGAGCGGTATCAAAAGATTGATAAGCAGCTTGATAAGCTTGACATGCGGCTGTGGGGGATTGCTCTTTTAATTATAGCAACCGCGATAGCAGGAAGGCTTTTATAATGGCATATTCAAAAAAATCAAAAAAAGCTTCTTCTAAAAGTAAAGGAAGTAAGATTTGTCCAGAAGGAAAAGCTTGGGCACAACGGACTTTTGATACATATCCAAGCGCGTATGCCAATTTAGCGGCCTCCAAATACTGTAAGGACCCTAATTATGCTAAAAAATCAAAGGGTGGTAAGAGAAAGGGCCGATAATGGGCAAGCTACAAGATTGGGTTGATCAGGATTGGGTAACAATAGATAGTTCTGGCAATATTGCAGGGCCTTGCGGCACTTCAAAGAATAAAAAACGTCCAGATAGGTGCTTACCTCGCTCAAAAGCGCAAAGTTTAAGCAAATCAGAACGTAAATCCACTGCTCAAAAGAAAAAAAGAGAGGGTGCCAAGGGTAAAAAGGTTGTTTCTAATACCAAAGCTGCAACCGTAAGGATGGCTAGAGGCGGAGAAGTTGATAATCCAAAGCCAAAACGCCCAATAGTAGGTCCAAAGAAGAACGGAAAAGCGGTAGCTCGTGGTTGCGGGATTATCCTTGCGGATAGAGAGAAGTACACCAAGGGATCGGTGACTCAGTCATGAATATAGCCCGGTTTCTCCCAGATTTGAGCGTTGAAAAAGGAATTGTGGACGAAATTACGCAATGGACCTCAGAAGTCTTAGAAAAACCAAACGCGTTTTTTAATGATTTACCAGCTTGTCCTTATGCAAAACAAGCTCTTATTGATGAAAAGGTTGCTATACTCTTTAAATATGACAGCCATTATCAAGTGCTTTATAGCACTATTTCCCAATTTGAAGATATTTTTGATTTAGCAATTATTGTGGATCTAGGTAATAATAAAAGTGCAGAGGACTTTCACAACTACCTTGATGACATCAACACGGCTATTTCTGACGGTATGTTTATTGATAAAGACATGTGGGTAATGGGTTTTCATCCGGATGACGAACCCAGCGACTTTGAAGAAGAAGTAGACTTTGATCCGGTTACTGAAGTTGAATATGCAATGATTTTTGTTCAAAGGCTGTCTAAATTGCAAGTTGCAGCAGACAAGTTGAATAAAAGAGGCTATTATAATAGCTATGGAAGTGATTATAACGTGATTGACACGTATAGTCGTCGTGAAACCTTATATAGGAGACTTAAAAATGGCAATGAAACCTCGTAAAAAGACTGGCGTTAAAAAAATGCGCGGCGGTGGCATGGTTAAAAAAATGCGCGGCGGCGGTATGGTTAAAAAAATGCGTGGCGGTGGCATGGTTAAAAAAATGCGTCGTGGCGGAGCAGTGAAGAAGAAGTAAATGGCGACTTCAGGTAGCGCAGATTTTGAGCTAGATGTAGCAGATTACATTGAAGAGGCTTTCGAGCGATGTGGCTTGGAAGTCCGTACAGGGTATGATCTTACTTCAGCGAGAAGGTCTTTAAATCTTCTTTTAGCGGATTGGGCTAATCGTGGACTTAATCAATGGACTATAAAACAAAGGACTGTCGCCATGGTTTCTGGTGACGGTGAATACGATTTAGGGTCTGATGTCATTGATGTCTTATCTGTTGTAGTTCGCAGAGATGGGACAGATTTTCAATTACAAAGATTAAGTCGTGATGAGTATTTAGGAATACCCACAAAGACAACAACGGGTAGACCCAATCAATTCTTTCTTGATCGACAGCTTACCCCAAATTTAAAAGTTTGGCCTGTTCCAGAAAACAGCACCGATGTAATACATTTTGATGCTTTGACTCGAATACAGGACGCGGATGTATATACTAATACTCTTGATATGCCTTTTAGGTTTTATCCCTGTCTTGCCGCAGGGTTAGCATATTATCTGGCCCTTAAACGTGCCCCAAATCGTGTGCAGCTTTTAAAGGCTGTTTATGAGGAAGAGTTTGAACGCGCAGCGACTGAGGATAGAGATAGATCTTCTTTCAACGTTGTTCCTGATTTTCAGTATTTTAGGGTAAGTTAATGGGTAAATTCGCCTCTGGAAAAAATGCTTTAGCTATTTCCGACCGGTCTGGGTTTCAATACCCTTACCGGCTCATGAGGCGTGAATGGAACGGTTTGCTTGTTGGACCTGATGAGTTTGATCCAAAACATCCGCAGTTAGGTACTTTTAGAAAAGTTACAGATTCTGAAGCTTTAGTTGATAGCAGACCGGAGCAAAACGTTGCTCGTCAAAGGTCTACTCAATACGGCTTTAATCCTGTAGGTTTTAAAGAGATTGAGGGGATTACTGCCGACAATGATTTAGTTGGAACGGGCCAAGTTGGCACTGTTACGTTGTTCTTTCCAAAAACCCTTGGCAGCGAAGCTACTGGCGAAGTCGGGGATGTTACTGTAATCTTACCCGCTTCTGTAACAGTTGCGGTATCTGGTTTTGCTTCGGCAACAGGCTCTGTAGGCTCTGTTTCTGTAGAGGAGGGAATAGTAGTTTCGCCCACAGGTTCTAGCAGCACCTCTGCGGTTGGTACTGTGACAGTTCTAACAGCTAATGTTATTGCGGCTCCGACAGGTATTTCCGCTACGCCTTCGGTCGGTTCCGTAACAATTTCATCAAACGTAACAAATTATGCTGTTACTGTTGCTTCTGGCACTAATTCTTATGGAACAGGAAACAAATTTTATATTGATGGATCGGTGTCTCCAACGCTTACCTTAAACGAAGGTGATACCTACTGGTTTGATCAGAGTGACTCAAGTAATAGT